AAGTGTTCTGTTTTTAAATCCTTGTACAGCTTTGTATATTCTCAAACAGCCTATAAAATCAAGTATTTTTTAATAGTTCAGACTATACCGCCTTGCACATTCTTGTGTTGTATGTCTGCAATGGTGGCAAGTCGGTGGCAATGCCACCACTGAACCACTCTAATATAACTTATCCTCATCATACTGGGGTTCTTTCTGCTTTTTCCCGGTCTTGATACAATTTTCTATTTCCTCAATTATTTCCTGATCAGTTTTTTCATGTCCGATATAAAAGAAATAATTTACACCAAAATATTCTTTATACTCATTCAATGCTTGCTGCACTTCCACGTGATTACACCGCCCTGTATTATCTAATAGGTTAAATCTGTACTTTTGATTTCAACCATTCAATTTCCTTTTTCAGATTATCTATTTTTGTTTGATTATCCTCTTTATCATACTCTTGCAGCAGCTTTTTTATTTCACTAGAAATAACCTCTGTTTCCTGTGAAGTAACTCCATAGACATCACAAAACATATTATATTCAGCCCATTTGCAACATATTTTGTCACGTGATTTTTTATTATCTTCCTCAACATTTTTTAATTGCTGTTCTCTTTCTGTTAACAGATTATTATATTGTTCTTCTATTCCATCTGTAAATCTTTTATATTCTTCTGTACTCAAATCTGCCATATCTGTACACCTTCCACTTTCTTTATAATTATGTTTCTATTTTACCACGCTCATATACCTCTGACAACTCATATAAGAGTCATATAGGTAATAAAAAAGCAAAGGTGTATAATTGTGTACCTTTGCTTTTTTATTGCTTATATTACTTGTAATCTGAATTTTTATATATAGGTGTATTATTTAACAACTTAATGTAATGATTGTATTCTCTGTCCGTTATTTTCCCAAGCAGTTTTTCATCAAAATAATTTGTATTGTATCTTTTTTTGAGAGTGTCAACATAATTCATATACTGCACGTTCTCTTTTGAGAAGAAATCTTTTTTGAATTTTTTATATGATTTTTCATCTTCAAAACTCTCTAATTGTTTAGAAAAGTTATTCATTTTACATATGCCACCATCTAACAACCACTCTGCCTTTTGTTGTAATGTGCACCGACAGTTACAGACATTCTTTGCAGAACCACCAACACCCGGTGCTTGCATTTTCTCACCGCCAACATCAAACGGTTCATCAATTTCCCTGATCTGTCCGTCTGCTTCTCTGTGTTCCGGTCTTGTCCGTCCGTCAAGTGTGGAATCCCATCTTTTTTTGACCTTTGCACCTTTTTTTACTGCTTTATGCTGTGCATTAAGTGCTGCTTCATTCTGTATTCTATGTCCTTCTGTCCGGGCAATCCGTATTGCATTATTAATTGCTTTATTAAATGGGCTGTTCATACCCTTGGCAATTGTTACAGCTATTTCTAACCATGTGGAACCGCTTGCAATTCCCCTTGACATTTCTGATTGAATAGTTTTTTTCAATTTCTTAGTATCTTCACCGAGTTTCTTATATAATCCTTGTGATAGCTTTGTATCTAACTGTATGGCTGTTATAACTTGTTTCTGATCTATTGGAAATACAAGCGGTACACCTTGCCCCCTTATATCATAAATCACACCAATATACCCATCTTCATAACAGATTTTTAGATATTCTAAAATTGTTTCAAAGGTATTGTCTTGTAAATTTTTTATCATTGAATCTAACTGTATAACCAACGCTTCTTGATATTTTTTCTGATAAATAATTGACTGCAAATTCTGCATATCTGTTCTTGAGTTTAATTCGCAAATTTTATTTTCGCATTCTTGTTTTGCTTTTTTAAAAACATCTTCTAATGCTTTGATTACAGTTTTTTCATTGTCTAACTGTGTCTGTAGTATGTTTTTCTGTCTTTTATTCATGATGGCCCCTCTTAATACATAAGACTGAACCATTTTTGATAAAAGTTCAGTCTTAATGATTACAAATTTTTTAAAATATTTTTTAATTGTGGTAAAATTTTTGGATTCATGACTTGGAACGCTTTTGTAAGTGGTTGGTTTGGTGTCTTTCCGTGTGTATGATGATACTTACCGTCTTTCTTACTCTTGTAAACCCAACCGCCTTTTCTTCCATCACCATGCAGTGCATATTCACCAGTACCAAATTCTTCCCAAATCGCATTTTCAAGGTCTGAACCTACAGCAACAGTTGATTCATCTTTTCCTTCATCAACCATATATTTGTAAGACCCCTTTGTTTGTCCGGTATCAACTCTACTATTGTCTTGCGTCTGTGCCTGTATTTCACCACCTACTTCGTGAAGGAATCCAATAACCCTTTCCGATAATGCAGCTTTAATTTTTGCTGTGTTATCTGTAAATTCAACTGACATATTCTTGATTGTCCTTTCTTCTTATCGCATCATTAAAGCCATTGTTTTTCTTAATTCAACTTTTAAGAAATCTCCAAAACTAAGCTGTCTGCTCAATATTTGCTGATACTTATAAAATTCACATTCATCTGTAAGATCAACACCTGAATCTTCCAGTTTCTTAGCATTCAGTTCACCGTATAAACTATTTACAGTTCCCTTGACCTTGGCATCTAATTTACACATTCCCTGTGCTTCTGCAACTAAAGCTGATATCTGATTTCTCACGACACCCCTTTTGTGTTCCAACTCTAAAAGTTCTGATTCAATCTCATTGAATGCTTCATCGGTAATTGTTGTTGATGCAATTTTCTGTCGCAATTCATCATATTTTTCTTTTAAATTTTCCTCTGTATACAAATTCTTTCACCTGCTTTCTGTTGTTTATGAAAAGGTGTATACACCGTGAAAGAAATCCGGTGTCTTGCCTTTATTCTTTTCATTGTTCCTTTCAATTCGCTGTGCTTCAATCTCGTTAATACGTTCTTGTGTTTGATCATCAATAATCAGCGTTGCTTTAAGAAGTTCTAAAATAGCATCTTCCTCATATTCATCTAATTTCTGCCAATAGATCGTATAATTTTCACTTGGGTACTTTATTGCATAAGCTGCAAGACCGATAAATGTATCAAATATCTTTTCTTCTTTTTTTCCATGCGAATCTGCTTTATAAAATGCTGCCTGATACTTATTCTCTAATTTGATTCTTTTATGTTCCGGTAAATGTGCATTACGCTCTAATACATACTTGTGTATCAGCCGTATCATTGTTGGGTTGTCAGCATTCTGAATAACTGCATCTGTAATTTCTTCAACAGTCAACGGAAGTTCTGCTTTAATCAGATTCATAAAGTTCAGATCTATTCGACTACCATCAGAAGCATAAAACTCTTTTACCTCTTTCATGTAACCCTCTTTTTCTTCCTGAACTTTTTCTTCATATTTTGCCTGTGCGTCAGCTATTTCCTGATTGAATGTATCAATAATTTTCTGATACTCCTGCTGATAGGCTGTTTCATCATCTTTCCACCCCTTATCCTTAAGCCGTTTCAATGATTCATCCCGGTCCATCAAAGCATCCTGAACATCATAATATCCTGTGTTAATTGCTTCTCTTACGACCTTGATATACTTTTCAAGTTCCATTCGTTTATCATCCTTTCTTTGATATATTCGTTATATATCAAGTATATCAGCATGTGGGTTATAAATCTTCTGACACTTCTTTAGAACATGACAGAAAAAATAGAGCAGTACTTTCATACCGCTCTACGTCCTATAATTCGCCAAATCTGACGTTCTGACAATCCATATATTTCAATCAATTCAGGAACTTTGACACCGCTATAATATGCCTGACAGATTTGTTTATTTCTTTCCTGCTTATCCTTTGGTGTACCTGCTGCCGGAAAATAAATTGTTTCTCCGGCAAGCATTACAGACATTTTTATATAAGTGTCTAGGTCAACCAAAGATTTCAATTTGTTCAATGCTTGTTCATTCTTGCTGATAATATCACCTTCCTGCGTATTCCGCTGATCTATCGTTTCTTTCTTCTGTACCGTTTAACTGTTGGAGCATTTACAGACAATAGAATAACATCTGTGTCTTTCAGTAGTTCCGAAAGCTGTAATTGGGTCATATAATGCTTTACAGTTGTACCACCAACGACATATTCAACTTTTAATTCTCCGGTCATGCTGACACCATCTGAACTCTCAAATGGGGTTGTACTTCTGATCTGTTTGTACATTCCCGGAATGCATCCGGGTATAACTCTCTTAGAAGTTTACCGTTCACCGTTCTCCGGTAAGATTTGTCTATGTAATTGATCTTGATTTTCACATTTTCCAATTTTTCAATCTGTTCTTTCTTCATAGTTTCCAACAACGTGGCTCTGATCTCTGATTCTTCATCTTCAACCTGTTGTTTCTTCTGTTGAATCTCATATAACTGATTCATTAACTGTTCAATCTGTTCACTGTTGTTCATTTGCTCTATCACCCACCTGTTTAAAAATTCTTCATTTCCCTGTTCAAATGCTTTTACTGCTTCTTCATGCTTGGTATATATCCATGATCTTGACCGCCCCTTTTTCCATTCCGAACGTTCGTTATTTTTTCCGAACGTTCACTATCCCATTTATATGTGCTTTTCCATCTTCTGATAGTACCTGACGGAACATCAAGTTTTTCAGCAATATCCTTTAATTTCAAGCCTTGCCGATACATGGCAAAGGCTTCATCAACTAATTTATTCTTTGCCTTTGGCAAGACTTTCACCTCTATTCGTTTGTTTTGAAAATCTCAACTCACTTATCATAAAATGTCTGTTTTCGTATATCATTTTTATAACAAAAAGTGCTGCAAGGTAGGAGGTTTTAATAATAGTAATATAGGTTTTCATGGGCTTCTTCAAATGCTGCAAGTGCTTTTTTATGTACATTCAACACATAATTATATGATCGTTTCATTTCTCTAGCAGATTCTTTTAAGGTCTTATTTTCCACATAAATTTTATATAAAATTTGAACATAATCCACATTATGTAATCCCCTAATTTCATGAATAACCTGATTTTTAATCATTATTAGCTTTTCTATTTCCTTTGAAATCTGTTCTTTTGATTTGTCTGTCTGTGTTGCTTCTGATTGTCTATCTTTATCCTGATCAAGCTGAACATCTATCATCTTTACCTGTTGCAAGTATTCCTTTGCTTTCATTTACTTCCCCTTCACTTGATTATTTGCCGAGGATGACACAATATGATTTCTTTTCCTGTATTCCAGTTATATACCCAGTTCTTAAGGTCATATAATGATACAGCTTTCAACAATGGGTGTTTTCCCCGGCATACGCTTGATATTACTTTTGAAGAATATATTGTTTTTCCCATGATTGCCTGAAACCGCATATTTTCAAGCCCCTGCAAAACAATCAGCTTATCCCTGAATGACTGTTTTCTTGACCGTTCATCATTTCCAAAAACTGTATAATCAAACGGAAATTCAAATGTTATATCATGCTTATATGCGTATTGTTTCATTCTATAGGCTATTTCATCAGCACCGCCCTTTGTCATGTTCTTAATTCCCTTATATGGCTTAATTCCAAGACAGTCCCGGCACTTATAACCGGATTCTGAACGATACAATATTTCAACACGTTTAGAACAGTACGGACACATTAAAAACCGCTTCTTTCCAAATCCGGTTTTCTGATAACAAAATTCAATTGTATTTTGCTTTCCGGTGTCATCGGTAAACGTTACCCTTTCAGCATCCGGTTTTACTTTTCCTTTGAATTGTTTAACGCTTATACATTTCATGTTGTTCACCCCTTTCGCACGCACGTAAGCGAAACCCGAAATAGTAAGATATTTTTCATATAACCGCTTTTTCACACATCAATGAAGAATTTACCGTCTATCGCTGAAACACTGTAAAATAGCGGTTATATGAGCCTGTACAGCTATTTTCTCTTATCTTTCGTAATTCCACGTAACATGCTATGAATACATTTCAAGTCTACAAGATTACACAAAAACAGCATTTCTTTGATCTCATTTATTAGTTTTTCTGTCTGTGTCATACCGATTAGCACCCCTTTCAAGTACAAACTATGATTCTATGTATCTATTTGCAATCGTCAAATATCCGGTAATTATCTTTCAAGTAATCGTGTACCACATTGATCATCATTAACACATCTACACCATCAATGACAATTTCATCACATTCCGCTACTTTCTCAATAGCTTTGATCATTTCCAGTGCTTTCATGTTATTACTGTCAATCTTATCAATAACGTCTGTTGTCATTTCTTTTCTCATACCGTTACCACCCTTTCTAAACTACCGGAATCTGCTTTTTATGCTGATCATTCCAAGATGGGTTGAAATCATTTATTTCTTCATCCCATATGGGAAAAACAAAAACTGTATTCCCAGTATCAGCGTTCAGCCAGTCCAAAAACATATCATATACTTTTCTTGTCAGGTCTACCGTGTCATAATGTGCAAGTTCATGATAATTAAGTACAGAAGCATTTTCATGTTTTTCCGCTACGATCTGCAACAGGTTCAATGATGTTGTATTGATAGACCTACCATCATCACCAATCTGAATAAATCCAATCATGTCAACCGCAGCTGTCATTTCTCTACTCTGATCTGTTATAAATTTTTTCATATTCCCAACAATTCCTTTCTTTGTTCTTTGATAAATTTAATTTCTGCATCTGCATCACCTACCAACGAATAAAATTCTTTAAATATTGGCAGTAGCTTCATATACATTTCATCACTGCAAGTGCATAACTTTTCAGCAATATCCAATACCATCATGAATGTTTCTACTGTTTCCGGCTCTGCATTATTCAGCAGAATAAAAGTTTTGTTCTGTCTTTCAATATATGGGTGTTTTATAAGTGCTTCGTACTGATTCATTAGCGCTTAATCCCTCTTCCCAAGATCCCACGAATGAAGGAATACACACATCTTAATCTTCTTTCATCTAATTCTTCCAACATACTAATAATATATTTTTTGTAATCCATAATTGCTATCTCCTTTAATTTTTTCCTGCTAATGCACGAATATGTACCAAAACAAGACGTTGCCTTCTCTCATCCAAAGAATCATACAATTGCATAATTTCATCCTTACGATGTTGCTTAATCTCACTTTCTGTTTTCTCATCTTTACTCATGTCTTTCACCTCTGTTTTTCTTCCAGCTACAAAGCTACAGATTTTCTATA